GGTCAGCTCGGCGGCCGGCTTGGGGCGGTCCTGCCCGGGGACCGGCATCGGCGGCGGAGCCTGGGCGTTCATCGACAGCCCGCACGTCGAGCAGTACCGGGCGTCCGGCTCGTTCTCGTGGCCTAGCGCGCAGCGGAACGGATCGCGGACCTTGTGTCCCGGGCCCGGGCCGATGCGCGCCGGCTCCGGGTCCTCCCAGGGGGCCAGCTGCCGCGAGGCGGCCACGATGTCGACGACCTGCTGCGTACCCGACAGTCCTGCCATGCCGGGGCAATCGTCACCCTGGCACGCTGAAAGCCCCGGCTACCACCCCGGGGCTTTCACGCGGGCTCGGCAGAGACCGCGGGTTCAGGATACGCCGAAGGCCCCGCGCGGGGGACGGGGCCTTCGGGTACCTGGACCGAGCGGTTGAAGCGCGCTCGGTCCCAGGCTACTGCTTCCAGCTCGGGTTGAGCCCGGTGTAGTACGCGCCCAGGTTGCCGCTGGTCGGGGTGGTGTTGGAGGCGATGATGCCGGAGGCCACCAGCATCTGCTCGGGCCGGGTCACGATCGGCAGCAGGTGCCATTCCAGCAGGTACTGCCGGGCGGAGGGGTCCTTCTCTTTCCACGTCTTCGCGAACTTGCCCGTGAAGCCCTGCGGGGCCTCGTCGTCCGCGGTCGGGCCGATCAGCAGCTCCATCGGCCGCTGGTCGGTGTAATTGCCCATGTAGAGCACGCCGTCGGGCACGAAGAAGGTCAGGTTCCCGGCGTCAGATTCGTACACCTGCTCGACGGTGTTCCAGACCAAGCCCATGAAGCCGGACATCATGCCGGAGCTGTAGAACTCGTCCTTCATCCGGTCGGACAGCATGGTGGCCGGGATGTTGACGGTGGCGCCGGAGGTGGCCTGGGTCCAGGCCTCCATCAGGGCGGCCATGGTCACCGAGGTGGCGAACACTTCCTTCGCCGGCACCCGGCCATGCACCTGGACGATCCGCTTCCAGGACCGGACGTCCTCCAGGATGGAGGCGGGGTTGGCGTAGCTCGGGGTGCCGCCGGCCCCCAGGTTGGTGTTGGCCGCGCCCAGGTCGGTGGGGTTGCCGGTCGCGCCCGGCACGGTCAGGCCCGCGTTGACCAGCCACGGGTTCGCCGGCGCCACGAAGTGGGAGGCCGGGAACTTGTAGTTGACCTGCGCCGTCACGTCCGCGTAGTTGTACGTGATACCGCCGCCCATGGCCTGCCAGCACGACCACTCGGCGAAGTTGTCGAAACGCTGGTTCAGGTCGTTGATCTCCCTGAGCACGGCCTGTTCTGCGTTGATACGTGCGATCTCGCCGGGCGTCCGCAGCCAGTGCAAGGTCGTAGGTTCGAAAACCTTCTTCTCCCTCAAGTAGATGAAGGAGGCGCTTTCCTGAGACCGGCCCAGACGAGCGATGATGTGCGCTTCGCTGTTGGGAACGTTGGGCTTGGCGACGGCGCGGGAGCCCTTGATGACGTCCCAGGTGGCCGACGGGAACGGCCACGGGGTCTGGTCCATCCTGTTGAGCATCACGTGGGTCTGCGGGGTCACGAACTTCTCGACGACTCCGCGGAGAACCACCGGCTCCAGGAGGCTGATGTCCGGCACGGGAACTCCTCGCCTTATCTCGCTCGGATGTGCGGCTGTGGCAGCGACCCCGTGCCCGGAGCCCGGCCTGCGCCGCTCCCTCGCGGGGAGCCACCTGGCTGGCCTGGCCGCCTGTGGCGGTTACCGGGTCTTATCGACCACGGCATGACAGAGCCCCTGCCAGCGCGTCTGGTCCGCGCCCTGGCAGGGGCTCTGCTGCTAGAAGATGAAGGCGTTCGTGCCGGTGATGCCGGCCGGGTTGCCGTCCATCGGGCCGCCGGGGAACGCCGCGGCGCCGACCGGTCCCCCGAACGGGACGACCCGCGCGCCCAGCTGCGCCACGGCCTGGCCCGCGCCGGAGCCGAGCCCGTTGGTGTTCGGGATCAGGCTGGTGGTGTCCGCGCCGGAGACCACGTTGGCGTTGAGGATGCCGCGGATGACCATGTTGCCCAGGGCGTCGGTCGCCACCTTGCCGGACGGGCTGGCCGGGAAGACGGCCGTGCCGCCGGCCAGGGTGATGGCGTCCGGGTTCACCCCGCCGGTGCCCGCGTTGTAGACCGCCAGGCTGGCCGCGCCCGGCCCGCCGGTGTCCCGCGCGTCGCGCAGCACGCCCAGCGCCGTGCCCCGGCCGTCGGTGGCCCCGGGGTTGTAGGCGAAGTACCGGCCCGAGGCGGTGTGCCGGGCGATGATGCAGCCAGTGGGGAGCACGCCCTGCCCCGCGGCCAGGGTGACACCGCGCTGGGTGTACCCGGCCATCGACAGCATGAGTTCGGCGACTGCCGGTGCGTGGAACTCATCACCGAACTCCTGGCCGTACTCGTGCGTGTTCTTCTGATAGCCAGGCGGGTAATCAAACTCCACCGAGTCGCTACCGGGCATTGGCTCTGCTCCTCGCTCTGCCTGGGCTGGTTACTGGCGCGGCCGGGTGCCGTTGGGGGTGAAGAACTGGCCGTGGTCGGCAGTGAGACGGGCCACCTCAGCGTCGATGTCCTGCTCCTGGCGCTGCTCGCCGTCGTTGGCCGGGACGCCCTCCTGGGAGCTGAGCTTCACGTAGGGCTTGTCCTCGGGGGCCAGGATGGATTCCAGCCCCTTGCGGTTGGACAGCGCCATCTCGATGGCGGTCTCCCGGGTCTTGGGCAGCAGCCGCCCGGCGTCGATGTAGCCGTCGACCTCGGTCGTGGCGGCCTTGAGCTTCAGCTCGTCCACCGAGTCCCGCAGGCCCTTGTTGTCGGCGGCCAGCTCGACCACCGCGGCGGAGACGTCGGACAGCTTCAGCTCGCCGTCCTCGCCGGCGGTCAGCTTCACGCCGGCGCCCTTCAGCGCCTCGACCACCGCGGTGCTCAGCGCGGCGGTGTCCGGGGCGGGCGGCTGGGCGGCCGCGGCCTGGAGGGCTTCCACGTCGATGCCGTGGTCCTTCTTCAGCTGCTCCAGCAGCTGCTCCTTGGTGAGTGGCACCTCGGGCTCCTCCGGCGGCGTGAGTACGACGACTTCGCCGGTGTTATCGGACGACGCCGCGATGACCTCCCGGTAACCATCCAGATTGGTCACGTACGGGCGGTTTGTGACGGCCACGTGCAGCAGCGCGGGCCCGGCCTTCTGGCCGGTCGCGCTGTCGGTGTAGTTGGTGCTCAGGAACGCGGAGGCGCCCAGGTAGGTCTTGCCGAACTTGTCGGCGTCCTGGCGCGCGTCGATCAGCGCGTAGACCTTGCCGTCCCGCTTCTTGATCCCGACGACCTCGCCCAGGTTGGCGCCCGGGTGCTCGACGTGCTCGTTGGAGTCGTTCGCGAGCGGCACCTGCACGATGTCGCAGACGCCCTTGGCGAAGTTGTCCTGCATCGTCGCCACGAAGGCGTCGTCGATGTTGATGGTGCCGCCGGTCTTGGGGTGGATCAGCGGCCCGAGGTTCAGGATGTGCTTCTCGAACAGCTTGCCCTGAATCTTGCGCTGACGGGCCAGCGCAGCCGGCACCTCGTCAACGGCGTTGTACGACCCCGAGCCGGCCGGGGCCGGGATGATGAAGCACTCGTCGCCCATGCCCTGGGCAATCGGATGCCCAGGCCAGGGGAGTTAGTCGGGGTGGACGTCCAGGTGCTCGGAGGTGTCCGCCTTGTCCGGGGCGCTCTTCACCTTCCCGGGCTGGGCCGGGGCCCCGGCGCTGAGCCGGTCGGCGATATCCCGCAGCCCGGCCGCGTAGGCGGGCGCCTTGACCTGGCACAGCCGGGCCGCTGCCCGGAGTTCGGCCGCGCCGGTCTCCTGGTCCTCGGCCTGCAGAGCGGCCTCGGCCCGGTGCACGGCCTGCTGCGCGTCGCCCAGGCCCTTGTCCTGCAGCCGCCGGGCGGCGTCAGCCAGCTCGGCGAAGACGGTACCCGGGCGCGCGTCTTCCGCCTGTGACCGCCACTGGCCCGGACCCTTGAAGGCCCTTCCCGTCTTCGCGTCCATGTTGCCTCCTGACTGGAGTCAAGTATACGCTAGCCACCCCACGCGTCGGCCAGCGCCTGCTTGACCGCGGCCGCGGGCGGCTCGGCGGCCTCCCACAGCGCGGTGAACACCAGCTTGTGCATCCAGATTTCTTTGTCGTTATCGACTTCGACAGGAGATCCGAGCCGGTAGGTCATCACCAGCGGAGTGCCGCCCACCCCGCCGACCCCCGCGAAGTCCAGGTAGCTGAACGAGTCGAAGCCCGATATGCTCCCGCGGTCCTGCGGGAGGACGCGAACCTGGATCTCGGCCCCGCCCGGGCGGGCGATCTTCTCCAGCTGGGCCCGCATCACCCGCTCGGAGCCGACCATCTGGTACAGCACGGCCTCGCTGATCACGGCGCGCAGCGTGGTCTGGTCAACCAGCTTGGCCTGCCACGCGATCACCGCCTCGGTGAGGTCAGCCAGCTGCCCGGGGGACAGCCGCATCACCGGCTGCCGGGAGGCCAGCAAGGCCTCGGTGTAGTCCTGGGTCTGCAGCAGCCAGGGCACGACGGACGGCGCCCAGTCGCTCACCCCGGTAGCCCGGACGGCCGGGGCGAAATGCCCGCCGGGGAACTCCGCGGCGCTGATGGCCAGCTGGGCAGCCAGGGCGAACACCGCCTTCCCGTCCGCCACGGCGACGTCGCAGGCCCGCAGCAGCTTCTCCAGCTCGCTGCGCCTGATGCCGTTCCGGCCCCGCTCGATGCGGGACACCTTAGACGGGGACCACCCCAGCCGCTCGGAGACCTCCTCGCCGGTCAGGTGAGACTTCCGCCGCAGCCGCTTCAGCTCCCGGGCCAGCCGCGGGTCGCAGATCACCGGCTCATGCCTCGTGCCCTTCGGTACGCCCGATGGCATGATCACCACCTCCGCGGTCACCGTAACCAGGCGCTGTATTGCAATGCAAGGATTCACGCAATATTCGGCTCCGGCGTGTCGCGGGTTGACCCCGGCGGGTTACCTGGATTACGGTTCCTGCACGGTAATCACTCGGGATGGCTTGCCGGAGGTTCGCTGACGGCAGGGCGCCTGGTCGGAGGGATCACGGGACGGCAACCACCCGCGAACAGCCAGCTCGCGGCAAGCACCCGCCCTCCAGCTGGAGGAAATACATCAACCCGCCGGCTGCCATGGAACAGGCAAACGAAGGCACACAACATCAAGTCACGACAGAAACTGCAGGTCAAGACTCGTTGGTGGCCTCTCACCGCCTGCTCGGCGTAGTGGATCATGTGGAGTGACCTATTCGGCAGCGGGGCAGCCGGCGGGCGCGGCTAGCGCTACTCCCCCTTGATGTGCGGCGGCCAGTACCCGTTGCCGTCCTTGAACGAGTAGGCCCCGCCGATGTTGTGCGTGTAGGCGCCGATGGCCTCGGCCTCAGCCTGGGAGTCCACCACCACTACCGGGTCGATGTCGATCCGGTGGTTCTCGTCGTCGTGGAAGATGCCCAGGTGGTACTTGTCCTGCTCCAGCAGCGGGCCGAACCGCCGCAGGGCCTCATCCATGGCCTTGTCGAACTCGGCCTCGGTGGCGCCCTCGGGCACCGAGATGGTGCCGATGCCCGGCGGCTTGACGCTGACCGCGAACTTGTCCGCCCCGTCCGGCACCAGCTCGCCGGTGTGCGCGTCGATGGTGACCCCGCCCCAGGATTCCTGCGCCGCCTGGAAGGCCTGGGCGCGGATGGCGTCCCAGTTCCCGGTCAGCCCGGTAATCT